CAGCAGTACCGAAAGTAAGTCCAAATGTTCGAGCAAGACCCTTTACGCTTTTGTTTAGTTTTGTTACAGCAGTATCGGCTTGCTTAAAGGCTTTATTGCCAGTGTATTCTGCTGCTAAGTTAATAACTACTGATGGATCAACGGCCATTATTTAGCTCTCATTTCTGCGTAGAACTTTACTTTAGAGTTCTCAATAGCCTTAATAATTGCTGCGTTTGTTTTACCGCCATCTTCTTTCCATGCTCTAAAGATTGCGCGACCTTTCATCTTGCGTGATCTACGCCCTGCACCTGTCTGATTGTTAGCATCGACTATGCCACCATACTGATCCATAGCCTCAATAAACATATTGCCTGCGCTCGGGTTATTGCTCTTAGATTGATTTTTATTGCCAGAGCGAATCATCTTGCCGTAGTTAGATTGGCTTTCTCGCACAACTCTAGCCATAGGAGCTTGCTCGCGACCATTGGGATTCTTGCGACCAGCAGTCTCATAAATTGCACCAGCAACAGACATATTGGCTATACGGGCTAATGCTCTAAAGCCTTGCTTGTTAGGCTTAGATGGAGTGGTCTTATATCCAATACCGCGCTTGGCTTTACCTGTGCTCCAAATACGAGCAGTACCCCAAGCAGTTTCACTTGTTCTATTCCATCCACTGAGAGGTGCGCGTGATGGGATAAATCCTCTAGCCTTGTTAGTAATTGGCTTGAGAAGATTACCTAACTCTTTCTGAGTTTCTTTAGCTAGGTCTGGAGCAAAATCTTTAAGAGCCTTACGGAGTGCGAGTGCGCCCTTTACTTCTGTTGGCATCGCTTATCTCCTTTTGCTCATCTTTAAGACCCTTCAACAAGGCTTGAAGCATTATTGGGTCTAACTCTAATAACTGCTGTGGCGCGATTCCCAACCTAATACTCAAGCGAGCTATTAAGTAGGTGAATGGTAAATCGCGCTTTAAGCTAAAGGGTCTGAGTCTAATACCTCAACACTCTTAAGTGTTTCGATAAACTCAACCCCGAAAGGCTTAACAGTTTCACCTGATCTGCGTGTGACTTCCCATGCCAACCAATAAACATCGGTCTGCTTTTCTTCTTCTCGAAAAGCGCGGTGGAAACCCTTTTTAGCATATAACTCAAATGAATACTCCACTGCTGGAGTAATCTCACCCTCGATAACGCTTCCATTTGTTCGAACGATTTTTAACTTTGCCATGATTAGCCCCTTTGTTTAGTTGATTATGACCAAGTACCAGTAGATGCGTAAGAAGTCTTGCTGTTACATGTAAATGTAATATCAATCATTCCTTCATCGCCAACTGCACCATTGATGTCAGTTAGGTTATCTACGAAAATTGTACCTGAGTATAGAAGGTTAGTAGCTGATACAGCAGCAGATGAATCTTGGATTGCTTGGAAAGCAACTGTTGATCCGAAGGCTGCCTGAAGTGTTGCTAGAACATTTCCTGCTGCTGTGTCGTTTAGGAATGAAACTGTGATTGTGTCTGCTGCTAGGCCTGCAACGAACTTATGAGCTGTATCGCCCATTGCTGTTACTTCTAGAGCATCTACTTGACGATTAAGAGTGAATGCAGTTACATGGTCTGAAAGATTGATTGTGGCAACCTTAAAGCCTACTTTATTGTTTAAGAAAATTGCCATTGATTATTCCTCATCTTTCTTGGTTGATACTGGCTTTGGTGCTGGTTCGCTGACTTGACCAATCTTTTTCAAGAAGGCCAAATCCTCTGGTGTTAGTGACATGTTAGCTCCAACTTGTTAGGATTGATACGGACATCTCGCAACTGAGTAGGTCTCCCGAAGCAGCATTGAGAACACTTGGCGCACTTATTGCGCTTACATTATAGGTCAAAGAAGATGCAGCAAGTAGGTTAAACACTCGAACTACGAAATCTTCTATGCCATTGAGGTTGCCTTCATTATCGAAAAGCGGGGTCGTAATAATTAACTTGAAATTAGCCAGTGGGCTTACTGTGTTACGAGCATTATTGCTAGGAGTCACATAAGGATCATCTGGACTCACAATAACTGAATTGGCTAATACTGTGGCAGGTGGAAATGCAAAGACTTGGTATTTAGTATTATCGACTAAGGCGTTAGCTAGTGTCGTTCTAAGTGTGGTGAGAGCAACTGGCATTACCCCACCATTGATCTTGGGTCTAGTGCGTGGGCTATCAATCCTCGCACCTTAGCGAGAAGCTGTGCGCTCATTCGATAAGGGGAAGGCTGGAAATCGACAAGGTTAGAACCTGAAAGGGTAGCGGTTCTTGCTTGCCATATATCAACAGCGATCATCAAAGCTGCATTCTGTATAGCTGTATCTGTTGTCCAGACTGTGTAAGTTTCTGGAGCAACTGTGCCATAAGGCTCAATTATGTGATATGGAACAGTAGTGGTGTGAGTAGTAGCCATACTGATTGAGTATTCACCGACTGCTGTAATGGTCTTAGTGCCATTATATTTTGTGCCAGAATTAGTAATAGTTACAGACTGTCCAACATAAAAGACTTCTGTAATAGGTTCATTAAAATAAAGAGTACCGATGTCGGGTACATTGCTATGTGCAACTGAAAATTGATTAGGTGTCCATAACATCGGAATAAGAACAGCGTCTGAAGCGTCACAGACTTCTTGCAGAACAGCATCAGTATATAGCGTGCCGACACCCAAAGTGGTGCGTAATTCGCTGACTGTTGTAAGTGCCATTGCCATTCCTTTCTTAAGACTCTGGGGAGTAGAGGGCTACTACTCCCCAGAGCGACTTAGAGTGTTACTTATGCAACCTGTACGGCGCGGAAGGCTGCTGGGTAGCGATTAACTACTGCGACATAACCGTAGATACCGATTTCAAGCTGACCATTTGCGACAACATTTGCGCGAATTTGTAGCGTGCCGGATTCGTGGAATCGCATTGCCATTGTTGGATAAACAAGTCCAACCTTAATGCCTGCTGTACCACCTGCGTAGTTAGGATCAACTACGAGATTAAGTCCAGCAACTGTGCCGTTAGTTGAACCTTGAGTAATAAGGCCGTTAGCATTTTGTGGAGCTGCTGCCGCGTATAGAGGGCGACCAGTTGTATCAACTGCTCCAAGAAGACCAGCAAAATCAACATCATCGTTACCACCAGATGTAGCAACCAATAGGTTGTTAGGTGTCTGGCG